TGTCATTAAAAGTTGCCCTAATAATATTAGCAACTTCATCTGCATCTAAATCATTAGCAAGAAATCTTTTCTCTACATCTGCAAGAGTTTCAGCTATTTCTTTTAAACCTGCATTTACTTTATTTGTTTGTACAGGAAAAGCATCATTTTCATCAACACCAAAAAGACGATTAAATCTATCACTTGTAGGAATAAGTTCTGACGTTCCAATATTATCTACTTCACTAATTAAATTATTAGTAAGTAACTCTGCAGGATTAACTTCTGGAGTATTTAAAATATCTGCAGTTTCTTTAGAAGTTTTTTGTGATGCAACTTTACTAGTTTCAGGTTTGTTACCAAAATGGTTTTTCTGTGCAGGGTCAGCTTGTATTTCATCTACTACAAATACGTTTGTAGTTGTATAACCTCTTTCTTTTTTACCTTTTCCAACCATACCTTTAGTTATACGTGTAGAAGTAGGGTATATAATAGGAATAAAAGAACCTCTTACATGAGAAAGCACATTTTCTTGTTTACCATCTACTTTATTTCTCCAATGTGCATCTGCTTTAGGATATACACTACCTCTAGGATTTACATTAGTAATTAAATATTCTACATATTCAGAATTAGGGGATTGTCCACCTTCAAAGTTTCCTCGCCCAATCCTAAAAGTTTGTTGTCTGTTTGTATTTGGACGATTAAGTATACTTGGAGGGGTTGGAGTATTTTGAGAAGTAGAAACCATTTCAGGCTCTAGTGTAAAAATATTCATAGGTACTTGTTGAGTACCTGCCCATTGAGGTTGATTTCGATAATCAGTAAATGAAGAAGTAAACTTTCTTATTGTTACTTGAGGTGCAGCAGCATCTGCCATACGATATAAATAATCTTTAGTATATATTTTATCAGGGTCAATACCATAAAAAGTATCTTCAAACCCAACACCTTGAGGGTCTAAAGTACCTTTTAACGGTGAATTTTCTAATATGCCTGACCAGTACAACTCTCTCATATTTATATTAGGTGCTTTTTCTGTAAGGTATTTAATGACATTACTACCTTTTATACCTTTTTTACCTATAGGTAACTCATATATTGCGGAAGCTACAGAACTATAAAAAGGATTCCTATCTCCATAATCAGATATACTATATAAATTATTAAAACGAGATGTTTTAAATAAAGGATTAACTAAAGACTTTGGTGTTGTTAATGATTTAGGATCGGGTTGATCTACTGGTGTTGTACCTTTTCCTGTTATTTGTGCACTTACAGTTTTAGGAGTAGAACTTTCTTTTAAAAAATCAAAGTCACCATCTGCTAAAGCTTGAAGTTTACCACCTAAGTCTGCTTTAATTACTGGACCTGCAGTTTTTAATAATTGAAAATATCCACCAAAAGCATCTATTGCATCGTCTAGCATTTGTATACTTCTAGGTCCAACCATTCCAGCAAATGCTTCTCCTGCACCAAGAATATCTCTAGCTGCAGTTTTTTCGTCTCTTAAAATTTGATACCCTATTTCACCTTTGTCTTGTCCTAATGCATCAGCAATAGAACCTGCAACAAATTTAGCTGCAGCTTCTCCTGTTTTAAATCCTGCATATCCTAATCCTGCAAGATAATCATTAGTTTGTCTAAAGGCTTGATAAATTCTAGGATCATCTTTAGGCAGCATTTCAAACACAGCACCTTTACCAGCTTGCATAAAAATTTGCTTGGCTTCTTGTAAAGGTTCAGTTGCTAAGTCTATAGCAGTATCTAAATACCCATCAATAGGCTCATTAAATTCTTTAACTATATTTTCTGCTCTGCCATCAAGATAAGGTCTATCTGCTCTAGGTACATCACCACCTTCAAACAATCCTAGTTTAGGATTTTTTCTTTGAGCAGGATCAAACTTTGCAAACTTACTTGCCAGTACTTTATCTGAATCTGGGCCTCTATCTGTAAGCATAAGATAACTTAGTCTTCCTTTATCTTCTACATCATTAAGATATGCTATGTGCGTATGCCCTAAATCAGCAAGTTTTTGTCTAAGTATTTTTGCTCGGTCTTTTCCTGCAGGTCTATTTTCACCTCTCATAATATAATCAGAGTCTATTTTTACCATAGTTTCTTCTAACCATTTCGTAGCAGCCTCTTCAGTCCAAATACCCGTACCATCGTTTGTAGGTAAAGGATTAGAAAGATTTGCACGTAATGGCAAAGTAGTTCCTAAATGGCCTTTTTTAAATATCACAGAGTCTTTTATAATATCAGGATGATCAAGAAGTTTTTCTTTACCAAAAGATTGAATAGCTATTTCTTCTGCACGTGCAATAACTCTTTGTTTTTCTCTTTCAGGTAAAGCTTCAAACCATTCTTGGTCGGTGATATTTTTATTAGTAGCTAGTTGCCCACGTTGAGCAACAGGGGGTTTCATATTATGTTTTAAAGAACCTTTATAAATTATAGCTGCACCCTGTCTACTTTCTTTAAGAGTTTGGCCCATATATTTATCTAAAGCATCTTGAAATCCCGGAAGCAGTTTATAGTCTAAAGGTGCACCTGATCTAAAACTAGGAGTAGTTTCTATGTCAGTTAAGGATTGATATCTAGCTTCTGCAGCTTGAGGTCTGCTACCTACATGAACACCTAACTCTTCCCAAAGATCACCAGTACTACCTACATCAGGATTAAATTCATCCCCCATAAGTTTCCCTGTAGTTAAATCAGAACCTATAGTATAATGATATACATCTGTATCTAAACCTAACTCTTCAGATTTTTCTTTTAAAGTTTTTGTATCAGGAGCTACTACTTTTTCTTTTGCTCTTTTAACTTTTGAAGCACCAAAGTCCATAAGTTTTTTAGCAGCATCTCCTAAAAAAGGTATCATACCTACAGCAGTAGCACCACCTAATACACCAATATAAACATAATTAGGATTAACTTCTTTAAGTTCTTCATTTATTTCTGCAGCAGCTTCGTAACCACCAACAATATCTCCTATTACAGGAGTAAAATCTATAGCAGTTTTTGCTAATTGTTTTGCTGTAGGAGGTTCTTGACTGATATCTTTAGCATCTACAATTTCTTTATTTCTTACTAACTCAGCTTCTTCTACTGCTTTAGGTGTAAGTCCAAAGCCAGTATCTTTTGGCATAGGTTTTAAACCTAATGCTTTTTCTGTTTGAGCTTCTACAGTATCAACCATTAGCATTAACCTTTAATCTAAGCTGCTTTAAAGCTTGCAATGCATGTACTTGACCTTGCATTCTGTATATTACATTAGAGTCTTCAGTTTGAGAAAACATTCTATAACTAGCTTGAATACGTTCATCTAGTTCAGCTTCAAATGCATTCCATGCTTCTGGGTTATTTACTAGTAGTTTTAAACTCACTGGATTGGTCCTCCACCAGTATTAGCTGAGAAGCCCTGCTCTCCCGGTGTAGGTACTGAACCTGTACCTATAGTACCTCCACCACTGCCTTGAGTATCTTGAGCCTGTGTACCTGCTGGGAGAGGCTGTGCACCACCAGCCCCTTGAGGTGGACCCTCTGGTGTAGGAGGTGGTGGATTTTCTGCTTGGAACTTCTTAAGTATTTCAGCTTGTACTGCTGCATCTGACAAAGAGTTTACTAACTTATCAGGATCAAGGTCCATAGATTTACAAATCTCACGAATAATATAATCTACTCTTGCAAAAGGTGCAAGCACAGGATTTTGAATAACACCAAGGAATTGCATTAATCGTTGACTACGTACTTCATTAGCCATAAGACTTTCAGTTCCACGTGCTTTAACTTCTAAGTCTCCTTTAATTTCTTCATCAAAGTCAAACTGCATATTAAAACTAAAGAAAGCTTTTGCCATAGGGCCAAGTAGATAATCATCTACATTCTTAACTACATTTCGTATAGAACCATTAGCAGCAGACATAAGCATACTAATGCCAGAAGCTGTACGTCCGACACCTGACACCCCCGTTTGCCCATGAGCAAAGCTGGGGAACCCTGTAGATTCATCAGAAAGTACTCTGGCTTTATCAAACATCTGCATGTTTTCATTAGATACATTGGGGAACTTAGTACCAAAGATGGCTTGTCCGGGTGCACCCCCTTGCCTACGAAAGACTTTACCGGGGTATACTGATAGGTCTTGACCCGGCACTAAGTTAGTTTCATCTACCTCAATTAGCATATTGCCACTTAAGGCTGCATTGTCTACAGCCATACGCATAAACCCATTCATAAGAGTCTGGGTGTCATCCATATTCTCAGCTAAACCTACACCAAAGATATTGTAAGGATTAATTTCATAGGGTACTGCATAATAAGGAATAAGTGTAGGAGTAAATGGATTCATAACAAGACGTAGTACTTGGTCATTACAAATCCAAATGTTTACACTTACTTCATCTAGGTTTTTTAACTCTTTAGGTATATCAATATCATGTCCTTCAAGAACATCTGTATCTACATTACCCCAAAACTCAAGTACCTCAAACCTTTCAGCTTTAGATTCTTGAGCATCATCCTCCATTGCTTGCTCCCACCATTCTTTATTATAGGACTCACCTATATTAATAGCAGTATCAATAGAGTTTGATCTAAAGAAAGGTCGATTTTTAAGTGATCGCATTTGAGAACGAGACATTTTATGTCGTTCAATTACGTACTCTGCTTCATCCATATTAATTGCATCTGGATCAGGATAAAAATTCCAAAGGGAAACAGAAGAAGTTTGTGGAATAGTTTTTATAGTAGGAGAGTATTCACCTTCATCATTCCAATTAGGATACTCTTTGTCCATAGCAAATGGACCTTTCATAACCCCTGTACCAAACAAAGAACATTCAAATGCAGTTACACGTAATTGTTTATTAGCATTAGACTCTTCAAGTTGATCATGGATTTTCTTTTCCATTTTCTTAGCTGCAATCATTGCAGGATGAATAGTTACTTGAGTAGGTGTACTTCCCGGTCCTTCTTTAAGAATATCAAGTACAGGCTCTAATTTATCTTGTAATCCTGCAAGACGTTCTTGTAGTTGAGGATAAGTTTCACCCGGAAGAAGCTGCATATCTTCTTCTGTTGGTCCTGTTGCTTTTTTAATATTATCATCAGTTTCAAAATGCACTGATCCTGCAACACCTTCAGGTAAGGTAGTAGGTTCAATACTAATAGGAAATTTATTATTGCCAAATAAAACATCTATGATTTGACCATAAGCAGCAAGTACTTTTGTTTTAGTTACTTTTACAAATACACGTGATTTTTCTGTAGAAGTAAACTGTACATCAGGTCCATATAGCCCACGATAATTACGATAAGCTTGCAACCATCTACGTTCTTCAGTATCTCTAGCTGTAGAAGATTTTGAATATTTACTTTTAACTAAGCCAACTATTGTACCTGAAAGAGGATCAGAATAAGAATCTTCTTCACTATCAGTTAAAGCTGTAGATTCTTCTGAGTCCATTATTTCTTCAAATTCTTCTTCCATATTATTTCCTTAATATCCAAAAGTAGGGTCACTTACTTGAAACCCTGTACTGGTAGCTGGGTTATAATCAAATAAATTACTTCTTGGCCTTGTCATTATGCCATACCTTAACGCATCATACAAGTGATCTTCGGCATGTGTGTTTACATCTTCAGGGTTATTTTTATCTAAAGGTAGTGCAGGTAATTGTGAAATTAAATTTTTACAATTATTAAATATTACAAGTCTAGGTTCTTCTGTAAACTCGTCTACCTGCAATCGTCTGTGTAATTCATTCTTACCAGCTACCCTAGAGCCTTTTGATCTATCTGATGGCCTCCATCTGCAACCCTTCATAATCATTTGCTCTGCTAGGCTAGGCCCAGTATCACCACGATTATGCCATAGTGAAGAGTCAAGTACACCATATCGTATTTTTTCCTCTTGCTCTACATCTAAAATCATATCAGCTAAATCTGTAGCAATAACTTTACTTACATACATTTCTCTATATACTATGATTTGTTCTGCAGGAGTTACTGCTAACCATACAACACCAGTATGAGAACCATATCCATAGTCACAAGCTCTAAACTTAACCCAGTTATTAGGTATATCAAAGGGTTCTATGACATGTATATTACGATTAAACTCAGGAAATGCTGCACCTTCATTTATATCCCAATCACCTTCTAGTAGTTGCCTACGTTGATGCTCTGGTAAAGATAAAAGATTTGCTTCATACATACCATCTTCTGCTAGGTATGGATTATCAAACAAAGTAGCAGGTATAAACCTACGTTTAAATAAAGGTTCACCTTCTCTTGAGTGTCCTTTAGGCCATGATACTATTTCACCAGTGTTTATATCTGTAGCCCAAAAAGATTTGTTAGGTGTTTGAGGATCAATAAAAGTTTTTTTAACCCATTGATGCCCCGGCCCTCCGGGGTTACTAGTAGCTCTCATGTACAAAGGTAATTTACTATCTTTATTAGTACGTAACCTTGACCTCATATAATCCCAAGGATAAGGGCTAGGCCATTGTGTAAGTTCATCGAAGCCAATCCAGTTAAAGGCTTGGCCTTGGTAACGCATAACATCATCATCTCTGTCAAGGTAACTCATCCACAATGTTGCGCCTGATGGGGCTACCCAAGTTTTATCTCTTTCCATAAACTTAATTCCGGGAACAGCCCTTGGGTATAGCTGTTTAGAAACAGAAATAAGTTCTCTTAGTTCTTCTGTACTACGTCTGACTAACAACATCCTAGCATTAGGATTAGAAAAATATCTTACTGGGTCTGCAACAAGGCTGTAGCTTTTACCTCCACCAGCAGAACCTCCATAAAGAACTTCTTGTTCTGTTGATGATAAAAAAGAAGTCTGTGGGCCGGGATTAGGTTCAAAGATTATATCTTCTTTAGGATAATTCTCCGACTGTGTTATTTGTGCAACACTTGAGGTCTTTTCCACCGAGCCTTTCTTCTTCGAGCTTTTTCGCCTTTTCGAGGGCGGCTTTGTATTTTTCAGCAAGGTGGCGTTGTGCTGCAGCTTCTCTCTTACGTTTGCGTTCAATTTTAACTCTCTTCATTAATCCCACATGGGATATGTACCTACCAGATTGTTCACTTAACCAAGCTGATACATCTCTGTAGCTATACTGTTTGAGATATCTTTTAGCTTCTTCTAGTAATTCTAACTCTTCTGGTATAGGTCTAAGTATATCTTTATCTTCAGAGTCTTGTTTATATCCAAAAGGTATTAGTCTACCTACTCTTACTACTGACCGCCATTCAAACTCTTCATCTTCTTTAGGTGCAGGTAACTCCCACACTTTACCTATGTTACTCATCTTTAGGCGGTAGTATAAATAAAGGATTAGAAGTGGAGACTTCTACTTTATCTGTAGCTTTAAATCCACCACGGTCAAGAATATCTTTTGCTGCTACTATCTTTTCTTTATTACCAAGATCAGTAGGATTATCCATAATATGTTTCATAGAGTATGCAGCTTTAGTTGCTGTAGTAGAAATAAATTTCTTAGTTCTTTCTGCAATTTCTTCTTGTAAAGCATTTACAATAGAAGAAGTAGATACTGTTTCTGCATAACCAGCTAATTTTCTAGCTTGAGCAGGTTCACCTTTAGCCTCTTCAAAAAGAACATCTAAAAACTTTTGTTGTTTTTCTGTTAGGTTTCTCATTTAACTTTCCTATGAGGTTTTACTTTTTTTGCAACTTTCTTAGGTTGAGCCACAAACTGCTTGCCCTTAGCCGTGCCTCTTCGTTTGGCACTGGTTGTAGCAGCATACTCAGAATCACTAAGAGATTTAATAGCTTTAGCAGGAAGGTATCTTTCACCAGTAGCTTTAGCACCTTGTGTAGAAGGCTTGCCACTTTTAGTTCTCCAATCTTGCTTAGTCCAAGACTTAAGACTTTTTTGACTCTTAGCCAACCCACCTGTATTCATCTTTTTAGGTTTACTTTTTGTCATGTTTTTTCTGTATAGCAAAATTAGCAGTAAGGCTTGCCCCCTTGTGAGGGACAAACTTACCGTCATGTTTCATTAGCTTTAAGCTACCATCTTTTTGTTTCATCCAATGGTAGCCTTTAGGTGCTTCTACTTTCATTACGTGTATCCTCCACCTTTTGCTTTGTATTGTTTGGCAACCATTTGAGCTTTACGAGCCGACCACTGTCCGGGCTTTCCACCTTTGCTGCCAGCTTTAACGGAGGCCACAAGAGACTTACGCATAGTAGGCTTAGTATAATTACCTGCCGCATTAACGGTAGACTTTTTGCCTGATCTCGCCACGTGTTACTCCTATATCTTTGAGAGTTTTATCTGACATATGTTGTAGCTGCCAGTATGCTACTCTTCGTTCTTGTGCTTGTTGTATTGTCTTAATAAATTTTTTAAACATGGTATATCTCCTCTGGTTTGACCACAGAGAAGTTATACCATACTTTATACTATCATACTACATACAAGATTGCAATCCCGTTATGCATTATTTTTTCTTTTTCTTAGCCATACCACCGTACATGTAAGCACCAGTTTTCTTTTTAGCCATTCCACCGTGCATCATTTTAGCTGTAGGTTTCTTTTTAGCCATACCGCCCTTATTCATTTTACCTTTACCATCAGCAGCAAATGCAGGAATTTTCTTTCCTGTCTTAGGGTCTGTTACCATTGCCATGCCACCTGCTTTAAAACCCGAACCCTTCTTATTAAATTTTCCTGAACGTCTAAGGGCATCTTTACGATAGTTTCCACCCATTGCTGCTTCAACTTCTTTTTTAGTTTTTTCAGTTACAGGTCCATCATTAGGGGTAACTTTTGGTTTTTGTTTAGGACCAGTTTTTGGTCTTATAGGGTTATCTGCAGGTTTAGTTTTAGGTTTAGGTTTATCACCACGTAATACTGGTCTAGGTGATATTGCTACTCCGGGAAGTTTATCTATCTCTTTTAAATCTGTAGCATAAACTGCTGCCATTACTTTACCATTTTTATCGGTGTAGTAAAGACTACCACCTTTTTTAGCTGCTGAAATACTTTTATATTTTTTAGCTTTAGATTTTTCTGCCTTTAAAGTAGTACCTTTTTCTTTGAGCTTTCGATTAAGATGCTCACGTAGTGATTCTTTTTTAGCCATAGTTTATATCCTTATATCTATTTTTCTACCACTTAACTTTGTGGGACCAGTATTTTGCTGAGAGTTTGCTTGAGGGTTTCCCCTGTGCATTATGCCTTGCATAATAACTTTTTTTACGGGCTTTATCTTTTGCCGTCTTGGGAGCTTTACCTGCTCCACTAACGCCCTGCTGTCCAAACCTGATAAATTTATACGTATCTCCTTCCTTAGCCATTACACAGTGAGATTTTGTTTTATGACTAGGAGTTCTCTTAGGTTTATTAACACCCTTGAGTCCTTCCTCTTTCATCTTAGTTTTAACTCTCTCTGGAATAGACAATGTGTATCTCCTAAATATTGGGGGAAACACTGGCGTTTAGCTTCACCCCCAATTAATAATATTACTTATTTACTATCTTCAACGCCTAATATCTTTGGTACACAATAAGCAACTGCTCTATCTTCTGGGGCTATACCGTGTGTACTATATCGTCTAGTTATTTCTCTGGCATAATAATTGCAATGTTCTATATTATTGAATACCATTGTATCCTCTATACGTTCTCTATCTATACCAAGGTATAGAACAAGTACAAAGGTATACATTACATTAGTTCAAAGTGAGGTGCATCAATAAAGGGTCTACGGCCTTGTGATCTACGTAAATCTACATAGGTGTTCATTGCATCTTCCATTGAACCATCCCACTCAGCAATATTACCTACTGTCCAAGCTGCTCCCCATTTTATAGGTACACCTTTTTGTTTAGCAGCAGCAGCCATAGCATTAGCAATATCATCGTACATATTTAAAGCCCATGTAATGTTAGGGCCAACATAGGCTACAAGGTCAACTGCACGACCCTCTAGGTGTTTACTTTTTAAAGTTTGTGATGCACCTTTAGCTACTAAAGCTTCTTGCTCGGCTAGTGTACGCATACCACAGGTAACACCAAAGTCTACCTTAGTCATACCAATAGCTGCATTAACTACAGATACTAGTCCTGCATCAACACCTTCAAGCCTACTAATGCTACGTGATGATAATTTAAAACTCATCTAAAGAGTCCTCCCTTACGCATATCGTTGTTGCCTGTTCTAATAAGACCACCTTTATTTTTATTACGCCTTGTAATAGGTTCATCACTACCTTTCCCCGGTTTACTTGCAGAATTAGGTTTGGCTTTACGGTTATCACTATTAGTAAGACGACCATAGCTATAACCTGTATCAGACATAGCTTGCTGCACTTTTCTGTCTAAAGCTTTTTTATCGCCTTCTTGTAAAATAGGTGCAAGAGGTTTTATAATTTTCATGTATTCTTTTCTTAAAGCTTCACTTCGTTTTTCGTATTCAGAATCTGTCAAGTCAGTCTTACTAAGGTTTGCTAACCTGCGTTTAAACAGTGCCATAGCTTGTTTCTTTTTTGAACGAGCTTGTTTAATATCACGATTATCTGGTCTTGTGTTAGCTTTAGTTTTCATTTGAATAGTCCACCTTTACGCATGTCATTATGTCCTGTTCCTGCTAGGCCACCGTGTTTAAAACCTTTTGTTTTCTTAGTCACTACTCCACCTTTATTTCCTACAAAAGGAGCTTCTAACCAATCTTTTAATTTACCCATAGTAGGTTTTTCTCTTTTAATGTATTCTTCTATTAATTTTTTACTAATTTTATTTCCAGCTTTTCTCGCATAATACTGCATTTTAGAGATATTTAAACCCTCTACAGTTTCAGGGTCTTGACCCTTATCATCACGAGGTAGCTTACCAAAACCATCAATCTTAGTTTGTTTATCAGAAAACTTACCAGCTTCTTCTAAAGCTTTTTCTTGTATTGCCGTATTTTTTTTGCTAGTCTTTAACTTTATAACAGTGTCAGCCATTACTTTTCTCCGATATGAGCTTTGCTTGCTCTCTTATTTGTTCTTGTTGTTTTTCTAATGCAATAAACTGTTTATCCAACTCAGATAGTTGAGGGATAGGTATTACATTATTTCTTTCCAAAGAACTTACTCACTGACCTCATACCAATACTAGCTGATACAATTCCACCTAATGCTATTTGATACCACTGAGGCATAGCTTCTAAAGAAGTAAAACCTTGTGCTACTATCTGATTACCCCAATCACCACAGAATGCTAGGATCAATGGGATAGAAAACAACAAGGTAATCCATTCATCTTTCCAAGAGTTTTCAGTAGCCTTAATAGCTTCAATGTCCCAATCAATCTCACCAGTAAGCTGTTTCTTTTTAATCTCAGCTTCAGTAAGTTTGATCTGTGTCTTGCCATCTATAATACTGGTAGCTAGTCCAGTAAGACTTCCTATAAGTTGACCAATCATTTAAACATTCCTGTCTTACGATAATCTATCATACCACCTTTATTAAGTTTTTTCTTTTTCATAAGACCACCTTTGTTAGCAGAGGTAGTCATTAAAAACTTTTCCATTTGGTTTCTTGTAGGATTATTTTTTTGAATAAATTCGAATAGTTCGTTCACTGTACCAGAAAAACCGCCTTGTTGATTTGAAGTTTCTATTAAACCCCTTAAACTTCTTACAGGAATTTCAAAATCTTTCCCTCTTACATAAGATTGTTTTTGCCTAAGTGCTTTACCATCTTCGGTAGTTATACCCTCAATATCTTCATCATAGGTAAAAATATTACCTTTAGGTTTATTTTTTTGTGCAGGTTTTTTCTTTGGCCTTAATACAGGACGCAAAGATGTTTTTGGTGCGGTGCTTTTTTTCTCTACTTCTGGTGGACGAAGTACAGGACGTTTTGATTTTTCTACCATTAGTGTTTCTCATTTCCTAACCATACGGCAAAGCAACCAGTTAAAGCTCCCATGCAAATAGATACTAAACCTGATTGTTGAATTGATGGATCAGGTAAAGTCATAAACCAATGAACTGCTTGATAAGTTAATACTGTTACTGCCAACATCATAACACGTGGCATAATCTGCCACTTAAGTACACGTTCCATAATAATCTCTGGCATTATTCCCAATCCCTTTTAGTTCGTGGTTGAAATACATCACTGGCCTCAAGATGACCCTCTAGGTACATGGCTCTTTCAACATGATCTAGGGTATACTTAACGCCAGTGTCTTGAAATATTGCTTCTCTTACGTAGAATACATCAGATCGTGGAATATGTACCCTACGTAGCCTACCTTCATCTTCATCAGCTAAAGCTTTGTAAAATTCTTCTAACACATTATCGTGTGAATACATAGTAGGCAATTTAATATCCTTAGTTATACTTTTAAAATACTTTAAGTCAAGCTTTATTATTGCTACAACAGAAAAAAGTTGTCTTATCCTTAAAGGATTTGTCCTTTAATACTAATTACTATTAGTAAATAGTAATTATTAATCCTTAAAGTATTATCTTAAGGTAATTATACCACAAATAAACTTAATGTCAACTAAAAATATAACTATCATTAGTAAAAAGTAATAAATAAATTGATACCATTGCAAAAATGCTACATTAAGTTTCCTTCCCCCTGTTGCCCCCCAAGAAATTTCTTGGTGTTACTCCAATACGGAGTACTTTAAGGTATATCCTAAAGATATATTTGCCTCACTAAAGATAAGTTTAACAATCAGTAGTAAATAAACCTAGTTTATTAATTATTTAAAGTATATCTCCCCATATCCTATGTGGTTACCAACCTAAAATATGCCCCTCTGTCATTAAGTATACACGTATACGTATATCCCCCCGATGGCCCATGCAGGGGGGTCATGACATGATCACATGACGCAGGGGAAAATAGAATATTTTCCTACATGAGAGGCTAAGTCCTTGAAATACATTGTTTCTAGAAACAATAAGGGATTGTCCATGTTTAAAATCAGAGATTTTATGGGGGATTCTCAGCTTTGGTACTTGTACCAAGAGACAACCATAACCCCTTCGGGGTTTAATGCAGGATCACATAACGTCATGGGTCTTTTCCTTGTGCATAATGCCCACCAAAAGATCAGCAACTTTTCCCCTAAAGGGGAATTGTATTCATGGAGCTTCCATGATTAGCTAACCCTAAAGGGTTAAAAAGATGTTGACAATCGGTTTTCGATGTGTCTTTATAAGGGGGTCAAGCCGATCTGGTTTGGCATCAACCCTTTAGTAATCGGAGATTACAACATGACAAAATCTGCAACTCTACCTTCGGTAAGCCTCGACACTCAATTCAAACTAGGACGTAAGTCCTATACCATGGCTTCAGCCATTGACCATGTCGTAGCTTGCTACGATAAGCTGCATCTCCTCCAAGAGGAGAGCTTGGACTTGTACCGTGAAATTGGAAATTTCATAATCCAAACCAAAGGTTTGTTTGGCAACAACAAAAAAGCTTATGGGCAATTTATTGCCACAACGGATTTCAACAACGATGCTGTTTCACAGCCTGACAAGTATGATAGTGAGTTCATAGCAACTCACTGGGCTAAAATCCAGACTTTAAATAAGTCTGGTAAGCTTAACAGCTTGACTCCGTCAAGGATCAGACAGCTTCTGCAAGAAGCTTACCCTGAACTGAAAAAGAAGCCTACGGCTTCCAAAGGTGCTGGCAATGTTTCCAAAGGAAAGAAAGCTTCTAAAGAAGCTGAGGTAATCAAGAACACTGTCTTTGAGACAGTGGTTGCCAAAGATGAAAAAGAACTTGCAGAGCAAGTGTTTGACCAACTTGAAAAGTTGGGTTTCAAAAGATCAGAGTTCGCCAAAGAGCTTGCAAAGCTCTACAAGAAATAATGGTTTGGCTCCCTTCGGGGAGCCTTCCACTCCCTGTTTAAAGTACTATCGTAGATAGTATTTCAATCATGGAGTTTCCATGAATAACCTTAATACGGAGTATTAAAAATGAAATATCAAGGTGTTGCTGTCACTTGGTTAGAAGATAGATACTATCTTCTTTATGATGGTTGCCCAGATGACTATCTGAAAGATAGTTTTGGTGAATATCTTTACATCAAAGATGTAACCAGAGCTAAAGGTTATATCGATTGTCTTATCCATCTTGGATGGATATAAAGTAAGCCCCCTTCGGGGGGCTTGACTCTTTGTTTTGAGTGCTATCTACGATAGCATTCTAATCATGGAGTTTCCATGAATACAAACTCTTTCAGAGTTTATTTTTTTTCGTTACATAATGTGGGGGGTTA